AAACATCTTCGCTGAAATTCTCGCCTGGAACTTGGTTTGGAAAAACAGTAGGATCGTACAAGCCTACCGCTTTCGGCAACAACGGTTCTATTTTGGCGGCGATCTCTTGGGCGATTTCTTGGCAGAATCCGGCGTGGGTGAAGTGGGCGCGGTTCAGTGTGCCACCAAATTCTACACGGTGCCTATTATTCCTGAACCCAGTTACTTTGGTTTCTTCTTCCAAATACGCCGCGATGGCGTTTACGATTTCTTGTTTCATTGGTTCGATTTATAAAAGTGAAAGTTGATTCGGTGCAATCACATCAGGCAGCCCAGTGCCAAGCGGGTCGTTCTTCGGCTTCTCAACAACGGGTGCTTTAGTCAGAACCAAATCACAGGATGCCTCAGCATCTACCCGCAATTCAAATTCAGCCCCGCATTCGTCGCAAGTGTACGGCTCTACTTTGTCCATATATTCTTCGTATTCTCGGAACGTTGCATCTGGTCGTTCTGCATTGCAAAATGGACATGCGATGTCTTCAACCTTAATTTCGATGGTGTAGATTGAGGCCATTGGTTATGGATTATTGATGTCAATTTTAAAAGGAAGTTTTGTAATACAATTCATGCAATGCGCTGATGTGCTTTCGTAAATTACGCGCTGATAATCGCCGTATGCCCCACCCTCACTAGTCCCATCGTGAAAATAAAAATCAACAAAATCTGTCACCATTTTTATAGATACTTGATACCCTTGTTTCGTGCCACACTCTGGACAATCGACGGGTTGTGGATCACCCCTTTTTATTTTCACCTGTGCCATTGGTTATGGATTTAAAAGACCGGGCATTACACCCGGACATATGATCAAATACCAACTAAAATAACTCTACTTGTTTCGCTTTCTTGAATCGGTTCAACGCTTCTTTCATGTTCAACCCCAGTTGCTTGAAGTAGCTTTCTTTCAACTCAATCATTATGGACTTTCGCCCCAGAGAAACCGGGCTATATCCCTCGCTACCAACACCAGCAAACGGAGTCAAAACAATCTCACCTAGATTGCTGTAAAGTTCAACAACCCGATCAATAACATCAAGCTGTAATGGGTGTACGTGCTTCTCATCATCCTCGTCCCTCCCATCGCGGAAAGGCAGCACATTATCAATCCGAATATCATCCCATACGCTAGAAGCATACCGCTGCCAAATGTAGTGCGAAAGTTTATTCGTTTTAGGGTCTTTATGCCCTTCAAATTTCTTTTTTAGAGCTTCCCAAGTTTCAGGGATAAGGTCAAAATTGTATTCCCCATTGCCCTCAGAAAGAAGCTTTTGATTTTCCTCTTTAATTGCTTGGAGCATGTTAGGTAGTAATGGCGTTGCGCCAAAATATTCAGTCAACCCAACTGGGTGGGTAACAGGAACCTCACACTTTCCGCGCTTCTTAAAAATCAAAAGGTAATCAGGCATTGCGGTAAAACACTCGGTCGAATCCTCCACAATAAGCTTGTGCATTAGGCTTTTTACCATCGTGCGCATCCGAACCTTAAGCGGCTCTTTCCATATAGTGATGGCATTGCGCCACTGGAACCCATGTTTTTGGTGAAGCTTTTTGATCTCACCCGGGAGGTCAAACATATCGCCGTCTTTACCCATTATGTCAGTACAATGAACCGCACTAATGCGGCCTGGCTTTGTAACTCGCGCCATTTCAGCGACCAAAAACTCGTACTGTTGTAAAAATTGCTCCTTAGTCTCGCAATTTGAAAAGTCGTTTTCGTGGCTGCTGTAATTGTATAGCCCAGCAAATGGAGGCGAATATACACTAAGGTCAATGCTATTATCTGCCAGAGTCGGCAGCACGTGCATGCAGTCGCCATTGTAAGCAGCGAAGTTTTCATTGATGATTTGATCCTTGATCATAGCAAGTTATTTTAGGAAAGTTGGTAGTTGAATTTGTTTGTCAAACCCTCTTGATGTGATCTCAAAGGACTGGTTTAAATTGGCATTCAGCTTATCGAAAAGCTCATTGGCTTTTTTAGTTTTTGCAAGCAAGCTGTCAAGAACTTTCTTTTGTCCATCACTATAAACTAGATCAACAGTAACGGGCTTAGTTTGGCCAAACCGCCAAAACCGTCTGATTGCTTGATAGTATTGTTCATAGCTAAATGTGGGAAAGTATACTGTGTGGTTACAGTGCTGCCAATTCAAACCAAAAGCGGTAATCTTTGGCTTAGTGACTAGCTTTTGTATATTACCCTGGAAGAAATTCAAAAGTAAATCTTCTTTCTTATCTAGGCTCATTGATCCACTAATTTGCAAAGCGGATTTGTCAATCTCTTCAATCAAATTGGCCTCGTCATTAAAATTTGTCCAGTATACAGTATGTTCGTGCGACTCAGCCAATTCCACCGCAGTTTCACACCGCTTTTGAATTGTATCTTTTTGCTCCTGTCTTACCTCAGTAAGCCGCTGTGCTGGCATATTGAAAAGTTGAATCTGGCCATTTAAGACAAGATTTTTTTCATTCTTGATCTGATGGTATCGCGTAATCAATTCTGGCAAAATATGGCGAGTATCGTCGAACCCAAGGTCACTAGGCTTGCGCATAGAGATTGACCAACCAGATACCCACTTGAAAAATGACTCTTTAGCGTGGCCTTTTAAAACCCATTCAGTTCCAATGTTCATCGGGCTGATAGTATCTTCATTGTTCTTGAAAAACTTTGAAAGCATGTCGGTATACCCAAGGTATCCAAGTGCCTCGCTGCTGGTCCCAAGCTCAATGAAATCATTGGGAGATGGGGTTGCAGTAAACAAAAAGCGATACTTTACTTTTTTCAAAAAGCTGGTGATCTGCCCTTTGATAGCCCCATCAAAGTTTTTCAAAATACTTGATTCGTCAAGGATCACGCAATCAAAATCTTTTGCATCAAACTTGTCAAGTCTTTCGTAGTTACAAACCACGATCTTGGACTTATATTTCCCGTCTTTGGAATATTCAATATCATCAATATTGAATTTAATAGCCTCTTGTATGAACTGAAAGGCAACTGCCAGTGGAGTGATGATAAGAACTGGCTTGTTTGTGTGGTAAGCAAAATTTACCGCCGTAGTCAATTCAATTAGGGTTTTACCTAGTCCGGTATCTAAAAAAACCGCGCACCTACCCTTCTTAACTGCATATTCTATAACATACTTTTGATAATCAAAAGCACTATCAGGGATGAAAGACGGCTCAATCCCAAAGTTCTGGGAGCTGTGCCGCTTTGATTGTATGAATGTTTGATAATCCATTTTTCAGTTGGTATTTATTTCTGTAAAATTCGCAATTCATTTCGACTCTCACAATACCCAAAAGTAGGTATATTAAAACAGGCTGGTTTGGTTCGGATCAGACTCAACCTGCTCAAACTTTTTCCGCCCGCCTTTCTTTTTCCGTTTCTTCAATCCGCGCTGAATTTTGATTTCGTCGCACCAAATCTTGTACGGGTGCATTGCGCGTTCACCGTATGGGTATGCTTCACGAAGGGCTTTCTTGATTTCCTTCTCGGGTTGGCCTTTCGTTGCTGCAAGAACAGCGGAAATGATAGGGGCGCAATCTTGTCTCCAAGTCATAGTTGATGGATTGGGTTGATCAATAAACTTCAACATTCGGGTTTAGCTCTTTGTATCGCTTAGTGGAGGTCAAACGACCAACAATCATCCGAAACGCTTTGGCATCATCCGAATCAATAGGTCGCTTGAATATCGTCTTGAACTTCCACCATTTAACGGCCAATTCTACGTCAGCCCTAGATTTTCCAGTTTCATTCACTACCAAGTCGATAAACAATTGTTCGCTTTTCAATTCCCGAATCTTTTCCTTGCGAACCTCATGCAACACTGGCAGCATAGCCAAGTAATGCGGCCTGTCAATTCGGCTATCCATGTAGTACTCAATATCTTCCAATGTAATCAAGTCATAGTTTAGCACAAACGAATCAGTAGGTTCGATGATAAACCGAACCCGATTCTTCCGCTCACCGTAGTGCCATCCACCGTTATCCTTTGACCAGTCGATGTAATACCCTACTGAATCCTTGGGGTTGTACAAAATAGTCAAAAGCGCACCATCTTCGTATTCCTCAACTTCGTACATTCCGGCATTTGGCCAATCTGGCAATCTCCATGAGTTCGAGTAGTGTCTAGTGCTTCTGCGTTGGCGTTCATTTTCACGGTATTGGTACGCAAAGGCGGCGGCTGGTGCTGACATGACAATTCGACTACCTCGTTTAATTTCCAGGTTGATCCGTTTTTGCCAATCTTTGAATCGTTCCTTACCGTCCAATAAAGCGTCTTCTTCGTCATAAATCGGAAGCACATGTCCATCATTGAAATCACCGAAATTGAAGTTTTCAGGCAGTGGGTGGAATATGTGGGTGCGCAAAACCAACCCTTGCATAAAAAGCAATTGGCTCAGGTAAATGCTTTGCTTGTCTTTCGCTTCCTCCCTCTTGTGATTCCATGACGAAGTTTTGCTTTGCTCCATCAGTTGTTGAAATTCTTCCCGTTTTG